TCAAAACCCCTTCTGCTGTGATCCAGAATGCACGTGTATGTATGCCATCGTGCGTCCCAAACGCACGGCAAAGTACGCAATTGATGTCAGGTTCCTGGTTCATGCTACAGCTTTTCGAGCCGCGCAAAAAGGCCGCGCGCTTTGTGACAAACGCAAGAGCAAGTCACGTCACCGACCTGGTGTGCACCAGACGCGACCAGCGCGCAACTCTGGCACATCCGTGTCGTCCGCGAACCGTCGGCCATACGGACAGCGAGGATGTCAAAAAACTGCCGGAACGTTTCGACAACCTCGTCGAACATTTCGCGCGGCAGGGAAACCGGCCCGCCTTCCGCGCCTGCCGCGTTGTTGCTCGCCGACTCTGTTTCTGGAAAAAACTGTGAGCTCACAACTCAATCTCCTTGTCGATCGCTGGATCCATATGCGTCACGCCGAGCACATTCGCCCGCGCGGCTTTCTCAGCCAAGGCGCGAAGCGCGTCCCGGTCTTCGATGGAAAGTGCATGAAGATTGAAAGAAGTTGAAGCAATCGAGCCGCTGTGCTCAACGTGCTCTGTCGGCTTGTGCCCTGCGCGGTCAAGGATATCAAAGGCCGACCGCATCTGCACTTGTTCCGCTTTCGCGTTCGCCATCAGGTACGCTACTCGCTCCAAGGCAGGTTTCGCAAGCTCCGCCAGGCGCGTCGCAATCTGCGCGCCTTGCGCGATGACTTGCGAGGTCGCTGCCGCCTGCGCCGCCTTGAACCTCGGCCGCGCCACGATGGCTCCGACGGTCTGCTCATTGATCCCGCAGTTGACCGCGATCCGCCAGTGCGGCCAGCCCATCAAGTAGGCAACAAAAACGCGCAGCTCGAGCGGCGAGAGATTCTCCGGGGCCGGCTGCGCCGAAGGCGTGACAATCTCCGCTACCGCGTCTGCCACGCTTGCGTCCGCAACGACCTCCGTTGCCGCGGCCCCGTTGCCGTTGGCGCTCAAAGCTCCACCTCACGAGTTTCGACTTTTTGCACCTGGCAAATAGCCCGCAATTCTCGCAACGTCGCTGCCAATGCGATGTGCGATGCATTCGCTCGCGTTGGACGAACATGTGACGCCTCGCGTTGGACAGTCCCTTTCCCAACATGCTGTATGTTATACTTTGGCGCGTAAAGTTGAATCAAATTTGCTTCCACTTCCTCTGGCCTGTACTCCTTCGTCCTCAGCCACGGTTTGAGGAACCAAACTTCATTGAACTTCCACATCTTTGCGCGATGCCGCTGCACACGCTTCTTCAACGCTTGCGTCAAGCCTACATAAACCACCTCCCCACTTGCCATCAAAAAGTACACCACTCGTGCAAGAGGTGGCCTACTCTTTGGCCAAGGCAGAAGCTGTAAATTCTCCATCATCTGAGACATTGTACCATAACCGCCCGCTGGTGTCAAGTGCTCTTAAGTCTGCGTAATCGTTGAGGATTTTCGCTGCCATATATGTCCCTAAGAAACTCCCCCGCCTCCCGCTTCACACTTCCCGTGCACAAAAAATTTGGTGAGAATTTTCGCAAGAATTTTCGCGGGGGGTTGCAAGTTCCGTGCCAACCGTTGGCACGGCCTATGGGGTAGGGCTTGTGGCAACAAAGTGACGGTGCGGAGAATCCTTAATGATTCCGCGGGGTTGGCCGCGGCAAAAGTGTAACGCGCGTCAAAAAGGTGACGCTCGCGGGGCGCGCGGCGAGGGAGCACTCGTGGCTAAGTACGCGGAAAAGCTAGGCTTTTGGGGAAAGGGAGGTTTGGCACTTGGTATGCAATAGCATGGTTGTCCGTTCAACGAGAGGGCGCGAGGGAAAAAGCGACGGCGCAAGCCGCGCGGGGTCTACCGACCGGGAGGCGGTGAAAACCGTCTTAGCCGGGCGGCAGGAGCAAAAAGGCTCGGGGGCAAACCCGGGAACCGGAGGCCCACTGTGTGCGCGCCGAAGGAACCCGCCCCGTGAAAGTACCCGTAGCAATTTCGCTACGGGAACTGGAGGCTCGAAGTCTATGGCAGAACCAGCAAGGAGCGCGAAGCAATTCGAGTTCGAAATGGCACAAACGGTTATCAGGCTTTTCGCAAGCCGTTTGAACGATGCTGGGAGGAAGGTGGCAACGGACTACGTTGCTACCCTCCGCAAGGAAGACGCGAAGGCGGAGCTTCCGACCATGAGCAAGAACGGGAAGGAAGTTCCCATCTTGCCGGTCGGAGTCAACTTCCCCTACCCGAAAGGCGGGATTGAGCAGTACATCGAACCCGCTTTCCTCGCCAGCTGGAAGGCAACCTGGAAGGAGCAGGTGCTCGGCCGAGGGATCAAGGTGGACTTGGACCTTGACAAGTTCATCCAAGGGCAGGCGCGAATCGACCTGAATCGAGACAGAACGCCTGTCGCAGAGGCAAGGTTCTACGAGACGACGACGGACGCGAAGGGTGGCACGAAGGCTGCCCCGAAGACCAAGAACGTCGGCGCAGCTCTGTAGGCCAACGAGAGGAGAGGGGCGAAAGCTCCTCTCCTCCGCCTTCCCTTTTTTTGTGCGCCACCCGTGCTCTTACGAACCTAAGGTCAAGCAGAAAGAGCGTTCCTAAGAGCACTCGCGCTCTTCTGAACCAAAGGTCAAGGCGCCCCTCGCGCCCCGCTCTTTTGCGCGGCCGGTGGAGCCTTTTTGCAGGGTGCAAAAAGAGACTTCTTCAGCTCTCACCCCCGTCCTTCCGAGCCCAAGGTCAAAGGCGTTGTGCTGGGGACATAAGTGTCACTTGACAAACCCTCCTTGATATGATACTATGGCTCTACAATATGATCATACTACGGTTAACAGCCCCTCTCATTAGCTCACTCGCCTTCGCTCTGGTTGTGAGTCTTTCTGTCTCTCTCTCCTCTCTCTCTCTATGTTCGTCTCTCTCGATCTCACTTGAAGAGAGAGAGAGACTGAGTAGAGAGTGAGAAGAAAGAGCGCTAAAGAGCCAAAGAACAAGCGCGAGCGGAAGGGAGCAAAAGAGAGGGGCTGTTAAGGATAGGATCATGGGAGCATAGGAGCATAGGAGCATAGCCGCGCAAAAAGAAGGAGAGCGCGCCGCGCAGGGGGAAGGAGAGCGCTGATGCGAAAGGACAGAGCAGAAGAGTCGCACGTGGTTTACTACCTTTTGAAGGAGGGAAAAAGAGTTTACATAGGTTGCGCCTTCGAAGTTGCGCAACGCTTGCAGTGGATTAGGAGAGATCATCCAGACTGGAGTTGGGACGGCTGGGCAACAACAGAGCCGTTCAGTAGCAAGAGAAAAGCGCACGAGTTTGAGAGGCAAGAGATCAAGCGCTGGCAGCCGGAGTACAATGTGGGTTCAACACAGAAAGATCACAGAGGCGACAATTTCCGCGAGAGCTAAGTAGGAGAGAGAATGAGAAAGAGCAAAGAACTACTAGGTCTCATGGCGTTTAAGTTGACAGACAAGGAATACGCGCAGCTTGCGGTGCATGCATCGGTTGTGAACATAAGCATGGGAGAGCTTCTAAGGACGTTGATTAGAAAGCTGCCAGATGTAGAGCCAGAGCTGGTCGCAAGGTGGGCAGGGCACAGGAAACGCTCGGGACATGAAAAGCAAGCGTTGAGTTTGGAGACAATTGAGAAGCGGCTAGCGGAGGCTAGTACTCGAGCCGCGCAACTTGGCGAAGACGGGCAGCCTGTGGCGTCGTTTGAGGAGCAGTACTATGATGAGGTGAGAAAGGCGAAGCTTGAGGATGCTGCCGCGCAAATGCGGGCGCTCAATGTGTTTGGGGACCAGACTGGCAAGCTGTCGATGTTGGAGGAGGCAGAGCTGCAAGAGGCGGCCGCGGCGGGCGACGAGGAGGCAAAGGCCAAGTGGGAAGCCTACGTAGAGAAGTTCAAGAAGAAAGCGAGGACGGAACTATGAACATTGACAAAGTCAAACTCGAGGTTCACCTTTCACCGAAGGCTGCCGACCAGCTCGCTTGGCTCACGCGGGCCATCTTTAACTGTGACAGCCGCGCGGATACGGTGCTCGAAAGAGCGATTGATGATATGTATGTGAGTCTTGTGAAGGAGCTCTAGCATGGGAAAGGACAGCCCTAGAGGTGATCGTGTGCTTTGGTTCTTGGACTCCGACTTGCTCACAGTCAGAGTCTTTGCCGCGCGGAACGGGGCGACTGGTAGGTACGTCTTGCTGCACCTTGTCGGCCAAGCGCGCCTTGCCGCGGACGACCAGATTGAGCGCTACGCAAAAGCGCCAAGGCACAGGCACACTTTTAAGTCTTCCGAGTTCGCCTGCTTGCCGCACGAGCATATGCACGACGTTGCCGCGGCACGGCATGAGTTCCTCAACGACGTCCTTTCCGCTCTGATTCACAAGGCACTCGGGCCGACGCCAGCGCGGCCAGGCAACGCCATGGACGAAGACTGGACCTGGTACGCACAGATGCAACTCTCTGGGCGCTACGCGGAGCCGACCTTTGACGCGTTCTTACAGGGAAAAGACCGAAAATGGCAATAAGTTCTCATAAATGGGAACTCGCGTTTTCGCTTGCGTTTTCAAGGGGTTACGCCCACTTGACATTCGCCTGTGGATCGGGCATAATGCGCTCACAGTCACAGATTGGCGAATAACTCGCCAGTCACAACGCGCGCCAGAAACGCGCAGGAGGAAGAGAAACATGAAAGACGTAACGGTACGAACCACGATCGACGCAGCGGACACAAAGGATGGCAAGGAGTTCACCGGCGGCCGGACCTTCCCGTTCCCCGACAAGATCGACGAGCGGCCCGCGTGGGAAGCCACCTACGCCAAGCTCGCGAAGGAGAAGAGCTGGACCACGGCGCCGGACTTCCTCGCGGACGCGGAGACCGGCTTCCGCATCCGGGTCGGCAAGGAGATTCGGGAGAAGGCCCGCGCCGCGTATGGGAAGGACGAGGCAGCAAAGCCGGCGGGTGAGCGCAAGGAGACCCCGGTCGGGACGGTTCTCTAGGCCAGCTGCCGCATGAGGTAGCGAAGCAACCTCAAAGCTGGAGAAGGGGGGCAAGCTGCAAGGCTTGTCTCCCTTTTTTTGACCTGTAGGTGCACTAAACCTTTTTGCAACGTGCAAAAAGAGCCATTTTGTTTTGGTGGGTAAAATGGCATTTCTGGAATCGCGTTTTCCCTAGCAATTTCAATGGGTTGCGCCCGCTTGACATACCCGGCCCCCGTATGCTACAATGTAGTCGATGCTGAATCTCTGGACACGCGCTGAAACGGATGCCGCGGGGAACTGCGGCCAACAAGGAGGCTCACATGGAAGTGACAGAAGCCAACTTTGCCGCGCGGATCAAACGCAAGCGAGCAGCGAAAGCCGCGCACGAAGGGCGCGCAGAGCTCGCCCGCTCGAGGCAGGGCGCAAAGGACCGGCTCAACAAAGCTGTTGAGAAGATTCGTTCCATAGGCCGAAGCGGTTCCTCCGCCTTCGCTCCACACCTTGACCCTAAGCTTTCCAACCTTCCTGAAGAAGACGAGCGCTCATCCCAGGTCTTTGCCTTGCCGCCCGATGACGAGGACAAGGTCCAGGCGCGCTTGACGCTTGAGTTCCGCCTGCCGAAGTACCGACTTACCTACCGCGTTGGTCAGCAACTTGGCCTTGACGAGGCTCTCGTTCAGAAAGTCCTCGCCGCGGTTCCCCTCCTTTTCCCCAAGATTTCGACCGAGAAGCGCCTAGCCGAGCGGTGGATCCGAGAGATCTACGCCGGCGAGGTCAAGAAGCTGCCCTCTGACCGCCGCGGCGACCGCGCCCGTCACGACTCGCGAGTCAAGCATCAGAAGGCTGGCCTGGCCTCCAAACGCGCCATCGCCGTCGAACTCTAGCAAAGAAGGAGGAAGCATGACGGTTTCTATGAAGTGCCGCGACTGCGGCGAAGTGCCTGGCACCTGCGACCGCTGCGAAACTGACAGCACATGCGCGTGTTGCCCATGTGAGTGCGAGTATGTAGACCCTTCACCCAAGGCGCGCGAAAGCATGAAGCGCTACGACCGCGCAGCAGAGCGACGTGAGCGCGCGGACGAGCTTCCAGAACAAGAGTAAAAGGAGAAGACGCATGATTGCATTCTGTTTGCATACCGCCTATGGAAAGCGCGCCCTCGCTCTCATCATGTACGACTTCGACGGCGACATCTACTGTGCAACCTCTGACTACAACACGAACGGCTTCATCCAAAGCTGGATGTGCCAAGGTTGAGCTTCCTCATGGTGGATCCCTCACTCGACCTTAGCCTGGGCGACCCTAATTGCAGGGTCGCCTGGAGTAAGGTTGGCCCACGCAACCGCCGCTGACGCGGCAAGGAGGAAAACGTCATGAACATCGGAGTTCCCCAAAAAGTTCACGAGATTGTTCCGCTCCAAGAGCCGGTTCCAAGACCGGCGCTACCTGCCGAGCCGAGCGAGCCTATGCGCCAGCCCGTGAAGGAGCGCGAACATGTCGACCGTTGAGTTTGGCTCAACGCCTTTCATCGGCTGGCGGTGCTGGAAGCTCATGCTTCCGGCCTACATCGGTGATGCGAATGGCACTTGCATCTGGGAGCCGCAGACGCGGCAGGATGCTTATTGCCGTTTCAACGACAGAGCATTTCATCCCCACGCCGCGCCACAATTTGATTGCACCTGTGGCATCCATGCCGCGCGCACTTTGGACGACTTACTCCGGATGGGCTACACGCACGGACGCTACGCAGTTGTTGGTACAGTTGCTCTTTGGGGCAAAGTCGTGGAATGCGAGAACGGTTTCAGGGCGCAGTTCGCCTACCCAACGGAGCTTTTCTACAACTTCAAGCCAAAGACTCTCAACAACCAGGCGCAAGAACTCGTCGCAGCTGACCTTCTCGCGTTCCGCATCGGCATGCGGTATGGGGTGGCTTGCACCGTCAGAGCGTTTGAGTCAGATCAAATGTCTTTCACACCGGCATCACCTGCACTGGTTGCGAGCAAGCGCAAAACTCGCCTGCAGAAGCCGGCGGTTGCACTTTAAGGAGGCGCGATGGGCCATGAACTTTGAACTTGACACCGTTGTTTTGCTGACCATTCTCGACGGCTGCATTTGGCTTGTTGTGGCAGACCTACTTTTTCACTTGGTGGCGTCATGACTTGCGAAGAAAAGCTTGCAGCGATTCGTGCGTTGGTCTGCCGCGAGCCAAAGCTCGAGAGCGCGGACCAGTCGCTCAACTACGCCTGGGACACACTCGACAAGATCATGGAGGTCTTGGACAAGTGAGCTGCGCGGACTGCGGCAGCCGCGCCACACGCTGTTGGCCTGGGTATTTTAGTGGCAACAGGTCTTGGTTCTTGTGTACCAAGTGCCTGAATGTCCACGCAGACAACGCGCGGCAAAGGTTCCTTGACCGCTGGGAGCAACTGCCTAGCAAACGTGAGGAGAAGTAGCAACGTGTCAGAGCCGCGGACTTGACGGTCCGCAGGAGGCAAAGATGACAAAAACCTGTCCGAAAACCTACGAGATCTACGAAGACCGCCTCGTTAAACGCTGGTTTTGTCGGTGCCATGGAGAACGCGCGCAAGGCAAGCGTGTCACTGATGAACTCAAGTACGAGATGTTCGTCGGTGGCAATGACATCCGAGAGATCTACATCAAGAAGGGCACGATTCAAGCACTTAAAGCTCTTCGCTTTGCGCTTGCTTCTGATCTACGAACAGCCAAGGACAAGCTTGACAGCTGGCGCGGAACGTCACGAACGACACGGAGGGCATCAGTTGACGCCGACATTTGTTGCACCACTTGTCAACCTGCCGCGACGTGCAAAGGAGACTGTGGTTGCCATGACTGAGCTAAGCGACGAGACGCGGGCGAAGATCCGCGACCAAATAGGCCGATACTCTCGATCCATCTTTGCGCTAGACGGCACGGGTGAGTTTCTTGAATCACTGCGTCTCGTCGCTGAAGCCACAGTGGCAGAAAAAGAACTAATGAGATTCAGGGACGAGTTTCCAAAAGCGGTGGCCGAAGTGGCGCGGCTGCGGAAGGAGAATGGCCGTCTGGAAGATCAGCTACAACGGACGCAGACCTACGAGGGTAACATTGCTGCGGCCCTGCTAGAGAAGGATCAGTTCATCAAGTTTACGGAATCGAATAGGGATGAGTGGGCGAAACGAGCAGAGGAGCGCCTAGAAGAAGTGTTTCGGCTGCGGGCCTTCGCGGAGTGGGTGCGACCTGAGTTGCGGCAGTTCGCTTTACGGATGGAGGAACGGCTGCGGGCAAACGATCACAAGTCGCACTGGGCGAATAGCACTGAAGACATGCTTTTTGTTCGCCTCGAAGAAGAACTTGAAGAACTGAGGGGGGCGGTGGCGGTGGGCATGAAAGACGCGGTAATTCATGAGGCAGCGGATGTAGCCAACTTCGCCATGATGTTGGCGGATAACTCAGGCCGTCTCGGCGAGAGCACCGCACCGGAGGGGAAGTGATGGACAACAAAGACTGTGGATGCCCGATCACGACAGGTGGACAGGTTCATGGCCTCGAATGCCGTTTCTCCAGGACTGGCGCCAGCACTTCTAGTTTGGCTTGCGTTCATCCCTACGCCCGCATTCGGCAAGCCCTGATCTGCATGGATTGTGGAACGGAAGTCGGCTTGGCGCACATCATTGGCAACCCAGTCGAATGCGTGACCAGCAGCTCGTACTATCTCACGGAATGGAACTCGACGCTCGAACACGCCATCAGGTTCAATCCAGAGCATACATGCCGAAGTGATAGATGCTCTCATCCTTACGTCGGAACGGGCAAGTGATGGACACCGCCGACGAGAAGGCTAGGGAGCTGCTGCCGTGCCTGAGCAGGGTAAAACAAGAATGCCCGCCGGATTCCATCGTGCCATGTGCTGTGTGCCGCCTGCGCCCCGCCGTCGCCGCTACGCTGCGGGAGCGGGAGGTCGCCCGTGACGCGCTGGCGGCGGCGCTGGTGACTTCGATCCGCACATTACGACCAGACTTGCAAGATGAATATGCCGAGATCCTCGACGCGCACGCGCCGGGATGGAGGGAGAAGTGAGAGCCTGCTCATGTCACTAAGTAAATTCTTTCACAGCGCAACCTCTGTTGCGCAAACCGCGCTGGAAGGCGCAAGGAGGCTAAGGAAATGGAACACAAAGGAGTTCTCCTCAGTATCGAAGACGCACTCACACAGATTAGAGAGTACCGCGAAGCTTTGCTCAGGATGGAAGCAGACCTCATTGCGCTCAACGCTGTGGTTGAGTTCAAAGAGCTCAACGACATCCCATGTGAACTTCTTCGCTACGCACACTCGCTTGAATTCTATGTCGCGAAGGGTGCGGATGCCCGCCGCATGATCAAGAGCCTTGGCGGCGAGTGGAACAAGCAATTTGACGAGAGCACTGGCAAGTTCGGCTTTCATCGAACTGAAGCTGTCGCGGGCTACATGATCCACATCGTTGCGCCTCCATCGAAAACCTGCGAGATCAAGGTTGTCGAGGAGGAAGTTACCGCGACCACGACGGTCACGAAATTCGTTCCCGTCGGGAACTGCGGCTCGATTCTTGACGATAGCGATTAGCTCATGACTAAAGAAGAGTTTGTCAAGTTTTTCAACATCGTGATTCGGAAGTTCAACGAAAACCACGACGTGGAACTAGGCATCATCATCGTCAACAGAGCGTCGCATGAGGCAGAGGTTCTTTCAAACTTCTGCCCTTTCCACGGACTGGCTGCTGTAGCCGCGCTCTCGAGCCGAATGGCTGGTGAAGCGTACGAGGTTGTAGAAGCGCTCAAAAGTACTTCAGAAGCTTCCGCCGAAAAGCTGGCTGAAGACTTCCTCCGAAACGCATCGCTTGAGAAAGGGAACTAAGCTCATGAACGCTGTCGCGCTGTGTTCAATTCGTTCTCGCTTCTGGATCGCCTCGCAGCACTACTACACGTTCAAAGACCCCGACGCTCGTACCTACTGGCTAGGGCAGGTGCACGCTTGGCGCGCCGCATTGACCTTGCTCCTCGACGACAGCATCGAGAACGTCACTTTTTCATGAAGGGAGTTTCCACATGACAGAAAAGGACACACTTGTTAAGCTCCACGAAACCGTCGCCGCGCTCAACATGATGGCAGACGCAGCGAACAAGCAACTCAAAGCAGCAGAAGTTGTGCTCAACCAGATGAACATCGGCATCGAGGTTATGCTGGAAGAGCCAATCATGCCTGGACTCCAGATGGCCTACGCGAAGGACGACGAAGGCAGCTGGCACATCGTTGCGGTTTTTGAAGATGAGCTCAAAAGGCCATTCAAGATGTCAATGCTCAATGTTGCCCGCCTCGTCCGCATCCATGCCGCCCGGAAAGTTCCTCTCTTGACTGCTGCACTTCTCCATGCAGCCGAGGAACAACTCGCTAAGGCTACTGCACCATGACTGAGCTCACTGAGTCCATCGCGGACGACCCAACGCTCTGTGTGTCCTGCGTCCAGCCTTTTGTTGACGCAGAGCTTCCCTTTGGCACACCCGTCGTTTGCCCAACTTGCTTCCAGAAGCTCGCCTTTGACCGCCTGATGGAGTGGCATGCTGCGCGCTACGAGGCAGACACTCACATCAAGCGGTTTGTTGAACTTATCCAAGGCTTCTCGCTTGAGCTCAAAGAAGCGGAGCTTGTGCACCAGCCTACAGAATTCCCACGTTGCGATCATGGCGTTGCTGTGGTGGCGTGTTGGAAGTGTCGACTCAAACATACAAAGCGAGGAGGCGGCGGAAATGGAAGTCAAGAAGGTGGAGCTGTCAGCATTGACAGTACCGAGCTTTAGGTCGATTCTTTTTGAGCGCCTGGCCGCGCACGGGATCGACCGAGAGATTGGAGAAACAGTCTTGGAGGAGATCACGATCACGACGGCGATCTATATGCACAAGCACCGAAAGCTCGAGCGCGCGGCCATCGACGCGGCGAAGCGGATGGGACACGTCGTTTACCTTGAGCCAGGTGCGCCAACGGAGCCAGCGCAGTCGAGTCCAGCGCCAAAGCAAAGGCCGCCGGCAGTCGAACTTTAAGGAGGACAAGAAGAATGCCAAAACTCATCATCGGCGGCAAAGATGCCGCGGACTACAGCGACGAGGAGCTCATGCAAATGCTTGCGACGCTCCAAGGCAAACGGGTCGAGGATGTGCAAGTCAAGGCCCGCGAGCGAAAGCCGCGGACAGCGAAAGAGATCCGCAAGTATGCAGGGCCGGCGGTCGAGCTATGAAGTTCTGTCCCTTCTGTGGAAGCACGGCGATCACCTTGCTCGTAGATGAGTACGTTACGGGTGTTGTGATGTGCAGGTACGTTTGTGCTGCGTGTCTCGTGCATGGACCACACGCTTCAACCGAGGCACGCGCAAAACAGCTTTGGAACAACCGACACGGATTTCCTGTGTCGCGGACGCCGCCTGAAGGCGGCAAGGGGGCAACATGAACACAACCATTCGTTTCACATTGGAGAAGCCGGCGCGGAAAAGTGGAGGCGACAAGTACGTCGCAAGTGACCACGAGGACTTCAGCATCTACGTGCCGCAGAAGATCAGCCGGACCGCAGGCGAGCCGGCCAAGAAGCTGCTCATCACGATCAGCAGCGAAACGACAGCGGTGGAAGTATGAGCGCGCGGCGGCCCAAAGCGTCGGAAGTCTGGGAAGTTCCTCTCAAGGGTGGCCAATTACGGGTGAGAGCTCTTCCAGGTGCGGAGACGTTGGTGCAACTTGAGGTCATGCTTGAGCAGCCAGCTGCACAGAATGGAATTTCGCTCTTCTCGGATTCTTCAATCGTACTGACTGCCGCCCAGTGGCGGATGCTTTGTGATCTCCGCAACATCATCAAGCTCGCGCGGGCGAAACGGAACACGCCTTAAGCCTTTGCTGGTCCCTTGAAAAGTTCGGAGTGCCGGGGGAACTTGGGTGACCGCCGGCCGAGCCTCCATAGCCGACACCAGCAAAAGGAGGAAAAAGTGGGTGAAGGAGTCGCTATCTTACGGAACAAGCAAGGTACAATTATTCTCATTGTTGAGATCAACGATGAGCTTCGTTTTCAAAAACGAATCAAGAGCACCGAGACGCTGATCATGTTGAAAGACATGATCGATCGCGTGTTGATGCAGAAAGGAGAGACTTATGACTGCTGAGCTCGAGGTCGGACCTGTCCAGCAGCTCGAAGACCATCTTAAGCAGTACGAAGAAGTCTACAGCTACAGCGAACTTGACACCTTCCAACGCTGCCGCCGGAAGTGGTACTACGGCTACGGCCTTCGCCTCGGCGAAGCCGCGCCTGCCGTAGCTGCCGACGCTGGCACCGTGATGCACGCGGCAATCGCGAAGCTCTGGAAAACAAACGACGTGGATCAAAGCGTTGCCGCGCTCAACGAGGTTTATGACAAGCTCTTTGCTTGGGTCGAACCCGCAGGCTTCGACCTCGCGAAGCAGTACAAACGCGACCATCTCCTTAAGGTCTTCCTTCGTTACGGCCTCGATGTGTTTCGAAATGACAAGTTGCCGCCTATCTCCCCTGCGTTCGTCGAGATCGGTTTCATCGTCGAGATGGACGACCCGCGTGGCAAGGAGCCACCTGCCATGCTCTACGGGCGGATGGACTGGGTGGGCAAGAGCGAGATCGACGGCCACGTCGCCCCCGTCGACACAAAAACAACCAAGAGCTGGGGTGCGGACTTCACGGCGCGGTACGATCCAGACATTCAAGGCGATCTCTACACCTACGTGACGAAGCGCTTGCTTCCGAACGAGAACATCCGCGGTTTCTACATCAACGGGATTCTTCTTCAAGTGACGAAGATCGAGTTCAACCGAATCCTCATTCCACGGAAGCAGCTCGACATCGACGAGTTCGAGGCAGAAACGTTCTGGTGGATCACCCAGCTTCGACAGACTCGGGCTGACAAGTTCTACCCCAAGTCAACCAACCAGTGCACCGCCTACGGCGAGTGCCCTTTCCGGAAAATCTGCACTGGCCACATGAATCCCAATACGATCAATCTGTTTCCTCACCGTGGGCCGAAAGGATTCCACTTCACTTCAGGAGACTAGCATGGACAACGAAGTTACCTTCCTCAAATGGCGCCGTCCAGCGGCAGCCGAAGCAAAGGAGACGCTCCATGGCCTTAGCACAGCTTTCTTCCCCACCTCAGATGTTCGACGCCAGCGAGACGCGCTCGAAGAAGCGGAGCCTATTTCAGATCGGGGCTCCTCTCGTGGGCAAAACTCGAGCTCTCCGTACCTGCCCGAAGCCCGTGTGGATCGGAGATTTCGATCAAAATTCCGGCGCTCTCGGGGACTCACCTAAGGGTGAGATTCTTATCTTCCGCTTCGAATCGAAGGGCTCAGCCAAGATCACTCGTGAGCAGCACCGGCCGCAGGAGTCAAATCTCATTCTGACGTTCATCGACTGGGTGAATGGCATCTACGACATGCCGGCCGACAAGGCACCAGGCACCCTCGCCATCGACTCGCTTGACGTGCTTGGCATGAAGTGCATGGAGTTCGTCCTCGCGCTCAACAACCGCAAAGAGCCCGTCTACCAGGACTGGGGCCAGGCAATGGCGAAGATTCGCGAAATTTGTGAAGCCTGCGTTGGGCTGCCCTTCACGAACTTCGTCCTCAACGCACACGAGGCGACGGAGCGGGACGAGTTGCTCGGGAAGATCACAACCATCCCTGACACCATCGGCAAGCTCGCCGGCCAGCTTGGCGGGATGTTCGACGCGACAGTCTGGGCACGAAAGGAGTTGGACCCGAAAACCCAGAAAACGTCCACCATGTGGCTGACCGTGCCGGACGGATTCATCAAGAGCGCAGGCGTGCGAGACCGGGAAACCCCTCGACTCATTCCAGCTGACTGGTCTATTTTGTTTCCTCCCAAAATGGAGAAATAGATGGAACTCTAATAAGGAGGCTCAAAGGTGCACAATCGAAGTCCCCCGCAGTAGCTTTTTTGCATGGTGCAAAAAGGTTTAACTTCACCCAACGGAGGAGAAACGAGATGAAGATTCAACACAATTTGGCGGATGTTCAAGGCTTCGAACTCATTCCCAAAGAGTGGTACCCCGCGCACCCGGTCGAGGCCACGTACGGTGACTCCAAGGCGTCCATCCAGCGCGGGTCGCCAGAGAAGATGTTCACCGTGACCTGGGAAATCGACGAAGGCGACTGGGCCGGGCGGAAGATTCAATTCGACACCATCTCCCTCTCGACCAAGGCCGCCGGCTTTCTCGACGAAGTCCTCGACGCATGCCGCGTGGAGCGTCAGTGTCTCTCCTGCGGCAACACTTTCACCGAGGGTCGCAAGGTGTCGAAGGAGACCAGCAAAATCAACAAGGCTGGCGTTGCCTGCCCGAACTGCAGCGGCCAGGGTCAGACGACCTGGAACGCGGGTCCGGTCGATGACGTGGGTGTCGTTCGGCAGGACGCCGATGGGAAGACTGGCATCTTGAACTGGCGGTGCATGATTCTCATCATCGCGGAGAAGTCCAACAAGCCGGGCGACGTCGACTCTGACGGGCAGCCGAAGATGTACAACCGCGTCGAGCACTACGCGCCGATTCGGCGCTAACGATTCGATGGGTGTCCTTAGGGGAGAACAGCGTGTTCAAACGGCTAGGGACAGTAGGCAAGTAGGTGGGGACTTGCCTTCAAAAGGAGGAAAAGCATGACAAAGAAAGAACGTGAACTCATCAACCGCGCCTACGACGAGGGCCATTCAGACGGACTGCAAGCCGCGCACGACCTCCTGGACAGGCCAGCCGCGCCTACAGCACCTGAGATCGTCAGCCATGCCGATCCACTTGCGCGCGGCATTGAGATCAACCCGCTCGGCGGCCGGCAGAGCAAGGTCGAAGGGAAGTACGATCTCATCGACTGGAACGCGTTCCATAGACTCGCTCATGTACTCAGTCGTGGCGCGGTCAAGCGTGGCGTTGGCAACTGGCGCCTCATTTCGAGACGCGACCATCTTAACCACTTGCTCTTCCACGCGGCAAATGCGCTGGAGCAGATGGACAAGCTCGGCGGCGCCGGCGTGGACGACCTCGTCGTCGAGGAGAACCTCGACCGCGTCTTCTGCCGCGCGATGATGGCGATCGGGGCGAAGCACTAAGAGGTCGCAGATGAAGAACAAAGTCATCGGTTTGCCCAAAGAGCTTAGCTGGTTCGTTGCCACGCGCAAGGACTGGGCAAGCATTGGCTGGCCAACTGAGGTTCACTTGAAAGCCGCTTTTGATGTGCTGATGCGTGAGCGGCATGGCGGCAAGACACAAGGTGAGCAGCCGGGCCTACTTAGTTCCAAGAAGTGGGGCATCGTCGATACCGCAAAGGCCTTGTCCGAGACCGCCGGCAACGTGAGCCGCGACATTCAGCTAGCAACTGCGCTGCTGCACATTCCTCAGCTCGCAAGCTTCGATTCCAAAGGTGTCGCTTTTCGCAAGCTGAAGGAGCTTGAAGCATTCGCGCGGAAGTTGAGCAAGAAAAAGTTCCTAACTTGGACAGCACAAGAGTGCGCTGGCTTGCTTGTCAGTTCAACACAACTTACAATTCTACGAAACAAGTCAAAGAGGGCAGCATGAAAAAAACGCGCGTAGAGAAGCTGCCATGATCTGCCCCAAGTGCAACCAGCTCACAACCACCGTTCGCCGGACGCAAGGGGCGCGAGGGCGCCTCCTGCCCGGCGAGCTTCGCAACCTCGGTATCATGAGGCGGCGGCGACTTTGTCTTGCGTGCAACTACAAGTTTTTCACAATTGAGCTCCTCGAAGCCGAATTCGACGCGCTTCGCCAAATTCTCGCGACCCGAAAGGACACAAAAAATGAACTTCTTTGAGCTTCCCTTCGAGCAGATCAAAGTTGGCGAGCGTGCACGAAAGGACTACGGGGACTTGAATGATTTGAAGAATTCCATCGCCCGCAATGGGCTGTTCCATCCACTCGTTGTTGACGATCTAGGCAACCTCGTCGCCGGCGGCCGTCGCTACGAGGCAGTTAAAGAGCTCGGCTGGAAGCTTGTTCCAGTTCGACTTCTCAAAGACCTCGGCCTGCTTGAGCGCCTTGAAGTCGAACTCGAAGAAAACCTCCAGCGCAAGGAGCTTTCTTGGCAAGAGGAAATCGAGCTCAAGTCTCGAATCGACAAGGTCAAACGCGAACTCCATGGCAGCAAAGCGCAAGGAGAGCAAAAGGGCGAAGGTAAGTGGGGTATCGTGGACACCGCGAAGGAGCTCCATGAGACGCCCGGCAATGTGAGTCGGGACCTTCAACTTGCCCGCGCGATTGGTGTGCTTCCTGAGCTTGCCAGCGAGGAGAGCAAGGTCATGGCTTTCCGGAAGCTCAAGCGACTCTCACGCCTCATTGAGAGAGAGCTTCTCGCGCGGCAAACCATGCGCCTTCCGGCCGAAGACTTGCCCTTCAAAATTCACCATGGCGAGGCACTTAAGGTTCTTCGGTCCCTCCCAGCCGACAGCGTGCAGTGCTGCGTCACCTCGCCGCCTTACTGGGCTCAGCGCGACTATGGTCACGTCGACCAGCTTGGACTCGAGCCCGATCCAGAACTCTACGTGAAGAAGCTCGTGGACATCTTTGATGAAGTGTTCCGCGTTCTCAGAAAGGACGGCGTAGCATGGGTCAACATCGACGACACGTACGCGGACGAGAGCAAAGGTGGCGCTCCAACGGGGTTCGTGTACGATACGGCCTACGGAGCGTCTGTCCAGATGGATTCGATGAAGTTGACGTTGTCTGCTGGGATGAAAAAGAAGGACCTCGTGGGCATTCCGTGGATGTTTGCTTTCGAGATGCGGAAGCGTGGCTGGTGGCTCCGATCTTGCGTCATCTGGTACAAGTCCTCCTCGACACCGGAGGGAACGACGGACCGCCCCGTGAACATTCACGAGTACATTTTCATGTTCAGCAAGGCGGATGTATACAAATTCAACAACCAAGACTGGCTAAACGCCGACCCAATGAAAAGAAAGCTTCGCTCCGTGTGGCCAATCGACCTCGCACCGACAGGGGATAGTCAACACATCGCCGCGTTCCCAGAGGAGTTGCCGCGTGTTTGCATATTGGCTGGCTCTGAACTTGGTGACATTGTTTTGGATCCATTCGTTGGGTCTGGTTCGTGTGGTGTTGCTGCTGTACTTAACGGGCGTGAGTTCATTGGGATTGATCTTTTTGAGGATTACGCGAAGTCCGCGGAACAGAGATTGAGGGCGGTCTATGCCGAGCAAGCGAGCGCGGAGGAGACGGAAGCAGAAGAGAGCGAAGGCGAAGGCGAGGACGTCACCACCGCCGCCGAGCTCTAGCACTTCAGCCAACGCGGATGCGGTAAGGTTGTGGTCACAGAAGATTTTTGTAGATATACTTCAGCCTACAATCGCTGCAGATCTTCTCAACGCGCAACGTGTGCGCAATGACTATCGCTCAGCTGCGCTTAAGAATCTAGCACAGTGGTGGAGCGATGGGTTAATAAATCAGTTTACGGGCATTGACATGGCCAAGATTCATCCACAAAGCATCCGATTCAACCCTGCCAAGCTTCAAGACTTTGCCAAGAGTCTCGGCTTTGGTGTTGGTGACATCATTGACGCGCTTGCTTACGCGATCTTCAATGGAACTGCAACGAAGGAGATCTCAGACTTAGTAGCTGGCCCTTATGATGACTACGTAGCTTATGCTGTTGTAGGCCGACGAAATGGTCCAACGATCATCATAACTGACAGCACCGCGGACGCGCAGCGCGCGCATCCAATGGAGCACAGACTTCGCGCAGCTTTGTTTGTTGACAACATCAACCTAGATACTTGGTCTAGTTCGCAGGCCGGCCGCGTTGACAGTCGTGTTTTTCTTTGCTTCGGCTACGAGTACCTGAACTACGACGACATCGACCACTTTGCTCGTCGCTGCAGCTTGACGGTTGCAGTTTGTGACCACTTACTTAGAGAGGAGGCTCAGAACATGCCCAGAGTAACCGCACCCCGCATTTGGTGGGACGAACCCACTGGTACCTACGCTGTCGCCACGCCTTACAACATCCAGTTCGTCGAGTGGCTCAAGCTCGTCGAGAGACAGCACAAAAACTGGGACGGCGAAGCAAAGATCTGGTACATCGCGCCGCAGGTTGTCGACCAGGTGAGGGACAAGATCAAGGCGATCTTTGGTACTTGCCACTTCACCGGACCAGCAGCCGGGCCAAAAGTTGTCCTTGCCGCGCCAACAGACGCCTTCGGCAAGTTCGCGAAGCTCGTCGGCGTCGAAGCGATGACAAAGGCGTACAGAGACGCGGCGCTTCGCTTCCACAGCGACCGCGGCGGCAACGACAAACAGATGGCAGAGTTGAACGTTCTGTGGAAACAGATAAAGGAGGCGTTGTGAAAATTCAGAGCAGCCTTAGCGTCCGAAACCAGGAGGTCGCAAAGCCGTCAAAAGCGCTGGTCAAGAAAGTTGGCGTCGAGCGCGTCATGTGTGTCATCGACACGTCGTTCTCGATGGAAAACACTTTCGAGGCAGCTGACCACACCTCGCGTATCGCTGCGGTTGTGGACGCTTTGCACCTCATCATCGACTCGTCCAGCCGCGCGATTACAGAACTTGGCCTCATCAGCTTCAACTCTTCGCCGAGCTTGCGCTGCCAAATCACCGACCATTTCAGCATGGTCAAGGTCGCCACACTTTCTCTCGAGCCGCATGGAGCAACCTACTACGGAACCGCGCTAAAACTTGCGCTTCAAAGCGAGCCAAATCGGATCATTTTGCTCTCCGACGGCGAGGCTGGTGACAAGACCGACGCTCTCGCTATGGCACGCATCTGCCGCGATCGTCACATCCGCATCGACACCGTCGGCATCGGCGCGGAGGGACTCGACCTCCTGCGACAAATCGCGGAGCTCACCGGCGGCATTTTCATCTACGCCAACAACGCCGCGAAACTTCAAGAAACCTTCGCCAAACTCGAGACGCGGGCGCGTCTCCAGCTGGAGCACAAAAAATGAACATAATCATTAAGGTCATTCCACACGAGGAGCAACGCTACCCGACCGCAGGTGACTGGTGGTTCGACGGCGAGGATCTCCACGTTCGCGTGAGCAAGCTAGCTACGCGCTGGCGTGAGTCCTGCATCGCGGTGCACGAGCTCATCGAGGCACTGCTCTGCAAACGTGCTGGCGTGCTTCAGGCTGATGTGGACGCTTTTGACAAAAAGTTCGAAGTCGATCGCTTGCTTGGAAATCACGAGCCAGAGGACGAAGCTGGTGACAACGCTGCGGCTCCGTACTACGAGCAGCATCAATTCGCCTCTGGCATCGAGCGCCTTTTGGCTCAACAACTGAAAGTCGACTGGCTCGACTACGAAGAAGAAATCGAGTCGCTGTGAGCACCGTTTTCGTCCCACCTGAAGGCTCGCTTGAGGCCACGATCGCCTTCGTTGGCGAAGGGCCTGGTCGAGAGGAACTTCTCAAACGCCGCCCGTTCGTTGGCGACACTGGCCGCGAAATTGACAGTTTGCTTCTTCCCCTCGGCATCGCACGCTCAGAGATCTACCTCACTAACGTCGAAAAGACTACCCTGACCAAGCCAGACCATGCACGCCAGATTCAATGCGCGGTTGACCTCGTTCGTGAGTTTGAGCGGATGCCGAACCTCAACGTCATTGTCGCCCTCGGTGGCATTGCGTTGGAGACCCTAACTGCCTGGAAGCACCAAGGCATCACCCACTGGCGCGGCTCGGTGCTAGAGACATTCTTTGGTGCAAAAGTCATTCCCACGTACCACCCTGCGTACTATCTCCACAACCACGACTTCAAACTCAAGGCGGTTATCTTCTCCGACCTTCAGCGCGTGCTCGAGCAAAGCAAGTTTCCTGAGCTGCGCCTGCCCCAACGGACCTTCTACATAGAACCCACCTACGCTGACGCGATCGAGTGGCTCCATCACCTCGAGTTCGCGGACGAGCTTGCTGTCGATATTGAGACCTTTGGCTGGGGCCTTGGCAACACATTCGTTGCCTGCATAGGTTTTGCTCCCACGCCCACCTCTGCCTATTGCATCCCCATCATGACCAACGGTCGCGCCCCGTACTGGACAAAAGAACAAGAGCTCCAGATCTGGCGCGCAATAAGTCGGGTGCTTTTTGCACCATGCAAAAAGTTCTTCCAAAACGGAATGTTCGACATCGACATCTTGAACGAGCACTTTGTCAAGGTGACAAACTTCTACCACGACACAATGCTGTCACACCACCTCCTCTACCCTGAGTTGCCACATGGGTTGGACTTCATCAGTTCTCTCTACACCCTAGAACCCTACTACAAGGAGGAAGGCAAGACCTGGTCCCACCGCATGGACATTCGCCAGCTTTGGACGTACAACTGCAAAGACGTCTGCGTCACTCTTGAGTCTGGCCACGCGCTTGATGATGAGCTGCGTGAGGCCAAGATGTTTGACTACTTTCACAACTACATCATGCCTCTGACCTGGCCTCTCATGGAGATGAAGCGAGCCGGCATTCATGTGGACAAAGAGCGTCTCGCGCGATTCAAGGAATGGCTTGAGGCAGAGGTCACGTTTCGCCAAGCGGAGCTTGACGTCAAGGCGGGCTTCCCTGTCAACGTCAAGGGTAAGAACGACATGGTTCGCCTTTTGACTGAGAACGGCATCAAAATCACCAAAACGACTCCAACCGGCGGACCAAAGCTGGACGAAGAAAGCATCAGGGAGTATTGCCGCCAAGCCGCGGCTAATCGTGGACGCGACGTGACCGTAGGCGACGAAGCGCTTGACATTCGAGAGAAACGCACGCTGCTCTCCAACTTCGTTGACATCGAGACTGACAATGCGGACATGTATCATTTCTCCCTACTTGTTCATGGCACTCGAACCGGCCGGCTTGCGAGCCGCGCGCCACGTGACGCAGATGACAACCCACTTGGGCCGCAGATGCAAAACATTCCACTTCCGTGCCGTGGAGTCTTTTCTGCCGCCGACGGCAAAACGCTCTTGTCCGCCGACCTCAAACAAGCCGAGGCGATGTTTGTGGCTTTCGACGCGCAAGATGCACTCATGATGGAGATCTTCTCTTCTGGTCAAGACATTCACAAATTCAACGCGGCGAATCTTTTTAAGAAGCCTCAAACACAAGTCAACTATCTTGAGCGCTGGATCGCCAAACGAATCGTCCATGGATTCGATTATGGCATGGGTCCACGTCGTGTCATCTCCGTGCTTGCGAAGGATGGCTTCTACATCTCCGAAGCAGAAGCGCGGCGCTGCCAGAAGTCCTATTTCCAGGCGTGTCCTTCTGTTCAAACCTGGCAGCAACGCATCGGTGAACAGGTTCGCACAACCAAGACGTTGACCTCACCGCTTGGTCGTCGCCGGGTTTTCCTTGGTTTGTACGACGACAAGATGATGCGCGACGCTTTGGCTCAAAACCCCCAAGCGACAATCGCAGAAATCACCAACATGGGCATCATCAAACTCTATGCACGCTTGCCACCCCATGCGCGTGTTGTGCTACAGGTGCATGATGAAGTTCTTGTCGAGAGTGATGAGGACAAGTGGGAAGCTGTTGGTCAGCTCATGGTCAACTGTTTGACTCTTCCAATTCAGATTCACGGACGGACACTTACAATTCCTGTCGAACTCAAGGTTGGCAAGTTTTGGGCAGATGGGATGAAGGAGGCACATTTCGATGCCAACGAGCGGCCAGAATTTGAATCTGATCCAAAAGTACCTTCTTTACACGAAGAAGCATGAGGCGCCTGAAGCGTTTCACGCATGGACTATCATCACCTGCATCGGTGCGTCAGCAGGCCGCAAGGTGTTCATGAACCGCGGCTTCTACCGTCTCTACGCCGGCCAGACGATGGTTATCCTCGTTGGCGGTTCGGCGATCGTGAGGAAGTCAACTGCTGCGCGCATCGGAATGAATCTTTTGAAGGAAGCTGAATCTGTCGAAATCTTGACAGGCAAAGCAAGTCCGGAGGCGTTCTTGGACTCGCTGAGCTTAGGAACTACGGTGGACCCGCGGACCCACAAAGTCCAGCCGCGTGACAGTCATGTGATCGTGTTCGCGCCGGAGCTGAGCTCATTTCTTTCAAAGCAGGCCTACACCGAGGCGCTACTGCCGATCTTGACTGACTTGTCAGATGCACCCGAAGCCTGGTCCTTCAAAACGCGCGGCAAGGGCGAAATTGCGCTGCGCAACGTGTGCATCGCGTTCCTCGGCGCAACGACACCTGACTGGCTCGCGGAAGCGATTCCTCAGAACGCTTTCGGTGGCGGCTTTATGTCGCGTATTATCTTCGTCTATCAAGAGTCCACAACGCGGCGCAATCCGATGCCAGAGAAGCGAGACTTCGAACGCGCTCTCGAAGAAGAAATCATTGCCGCGCTCAAGGAAATTGCGACTTACTCTGGCGAGGCGGTGATGACGCCAGCGGCCTCAAAGATGTTCATCGAGTGGTACAACAAATACATGGAGACACCTGTCGCCCAACAAGATGGCTACTACGGCCGGCGAGCGGACCACTTACTCCGCACGGCTATGACCGTCGCAATTGGTCGTGGCTCACCCTACGCCGTCGACGAGATCGACGTGCAAGTCGCGGAGAACTTACTCCAAGCTGTCGAAACCGGAATGCCGGATGCTTTTGCCCAGATTGGGACAACTACGGTCGCACGAGAGCAGGGGCGACTGCTTCAACTCTTCGCGCGGCATGGCGGCGAGCTCACCTTGCGTGAACTCTCTCGCGCCACTTGGCGCCGCATCGACATCAACGAGTTGACGTTGGCCTTACAGACGTTGAAAGCGGCAGGATTTATTGCGGAGACTGCAAGAAACGGAATTGTTATTTACCAACTGCTGAAAGAGCCAACTTCCTAGCGCACACCTTCCCATGTCATGCTGAAGTGATTCCCGTCACTGAAACGCCCACCCCAGCGTGCAAGCACGTGTTGTTGTTCCCACCAAAGACCAAGTGGTGTGTAGTCCTCAGTCTTCGTCAAGTACATGCCATCCTTAAAGAGCAGCAAGTCAATCGCGAGGCGGATTGTGTGGAGGGAGCGCTTGATGCCTAGATGCTGCTGTGCGTCCCATGCTGCCTCGTGTGCTGATCTCCACCACTCACCTCCTCGCACCTTGTACTCAAGTACGTAAGCCTGATTGATTAGGGCTGGGACGAAGCTGGCAAAGAGTTCTTGCTGGCTGCCCAGAGTCAACTTCGTCCCGCCCCTCATCCCTACTGGTCGATCTGCTCACCAGGCGTAAGAACGCCGGCGATAGCCGTGCCTGGCTCCACGACCACATCCAACAGCGCGATGACCGGCGTGATGCCAGCGCCGAGATCTGCGTCCGCGGTCACTGCGATCTGCGCGCCGCCGAGTTCCCCTCCAACGAGCATTGCAGACATGCCATCCGCGGCCACATCTACGATCCCGCAGATAGCATCGTCGGACGACCCCCACGTAGGAGCGCCGTCCACCTTCGCAGCCTTGCCCTTCTTGTCCACCCACGCGACTGCACACAGAACCTTCTTGTCGTCACCTAGTACATACGCCATGTCCCCGTCTCCTTCTCCGTTGTAGAGTTTTCCTTCGATGAAAAAGTAGCCCCGCGCAGCCCAGTGCCCGCGAGCCTTCCAGTTCCAGTACGCTTGTTGAAGCAGGCGATAGAGGGTAAGCAGCCAGTTCACTTTGCGACCTCCTTTCTTGAGTGCCGAAGCTGCCCCATCGTTGCCTTTATCGCGTCACAACAAGCGCCAGTGACTGGCTTTGAGGGACCGACGGTCCCGTCGTAGCAAAAGTCACCTTCGCTGGTCCAGCCGATCATCTGGTCTTCGCATGAACCGATTTCTGGTTCCCGCCACATGCCTGGGCAAGCACAGCAAAGCAGCAGTAGCACAACAAACACATGCGGTCCGAACGAGCGCACAAGACGACTCACGATGTCCATCACATCATGCGTCATGCACTCCGCATTTTCTCTGTCAGAAACAGAAATCATGGCAGTGTCACTCCTTCTTGTAAGCCCAGCTACATGAATCTGAGCAACCATGCGCTTTACTGCTTGCAGTTTGGCATTCATTGGCGCGTAAGGATCTGAAAGCGGCACTTTACCTTCGTTTCTTTTCCTGACCTCGCTCGTACAAGCAAGCGTCCGCGACTGTCGCATAGCGCGCAGCAGCAAGCTCTTGCGCCTCTTGCTGCTTTTGCATCACGTCCACGATGAGGCGCTGATTCTGGCTAATATTGTCCAGCAGCTTCGTGAGTGTTTTGTCCCGGTTCGCTGCGCCTTGCTCCAAAATCTTCACCATCTCTGACTGCCGCTCCATGATTTCAGCGTCAGCACTCATAAGATGCTTCATGTCCCAACTCATTAAGGCCAAGATAGCAATGATAACAACTGAGCAGGCGATGAGCCACGCGTGCGCGCGGGCTGCGTCGTCTTTCATCTCTTTATCCCATCTCGGTGGGTCTGTTCATAGATCACCGCAGGCAGCGTTTCAAGCCGCGCCCTGATCTCGGCCACCGCAGCTAACAGAGTTGACTGCGCTTGGTGCAAGCTGTCACTGTCTGCTTTCGATTCTTGTCGAAGACCAGCAAGGTCTTTTTCTCGCTGGATGTTGGCTTCTTTTTGCGAAAGCTGCATCTCGACCTGTAAACCGTCGAGCTTCTTTGAGACTTCGGTCCGGTCGTTGAAGTAGTAAGTACTAAGCAAGTTGGCAAGCAGAAGGATTATCGCGCCCGCGCTCATTCCTTGCGCAGCCTTGACCGAGACACTGTTGCCAACGTGGCTTTGCTGTTTTTGCCTAGTTGCCACGAGTTGGTTAGCCTGACTTCGGCCGCGCTAGCTCAAGCAATTTCACCGCATCAGCAGCCACTTTCACATCGTGCTCGGAAACGAAATCGCCCGCCTTGCGGGCCGCAGCGATGCGGGAAGCGGTCGGCGGGTCGCCTGGTTGCGAGCCGGTCGCGCCGTCCTTTTGCACCCGTCCCCACCAGATCAGGAGCGCGCCGAGGATCAAGCTTCTCACATCGTTCCAATTCTTCGGGAACTCAGCTCCGCTCGTCTGAATGTAGATCATGACCGCGACGAGTATCCCACCTAGCGTCGTTCGCCAGTTGCCGCCGAGGATCTTTTCCATCACGGGAACCACCTTTCTTGTAAGGACACCCCAAGCAAGTTTCAGCTTCCACTCGTCCAGCCAGGACAGCTTGAACAATTCCTCTAATTTCTTCCGCTCTTCGCTCACATCGCCACCACCTGCTCAGCCTTCACCCGCTGCAAGGCTACCTCGATCAAGGCGTTGATGAGTGAGCCACTCACCACCTTTGCCTTCGCCGCTGCGAGAACCTTCGTAGCGTCGACGGCCATAGTCCACTTTTCGTCGCCAGTAGCTGTCGGGTGCGCCTCTTGGATGCCTTTGACGACTAGGTAAACACTCTCCAAGAACGCTGGATCGTCAGCTTTCGCTGTCTGCATGTTCTTCAGGAATGCCACGAGGAACTGGAACAGGTAGGGCAGAACAACCGCGAGAATTTTCAGGACGGTATCCATCACAACTCCTTCTTGCTAAAAAGGGCCCCAATAGCACATCGAAAACGTACAACACGCAAAGCTGAGCATGCTGCCAATCAATATAGCTCTGGCTATGCGCTGGCTGAGCGTCATCGCATCGCTGTGAGATCTTCACCGTCCCGGTCGACTGTGAACGGCCAGCCCGACATGAAGCGTGCGAGGCTGGTCAGCTTGGCGAGTTGACCCACAACACCGAGGTCGAGCTCGTCGACTACAAGGCCGCTTGCGGTTCCATGGCGCGAATCAAGGTCTTGGCTGGCAAGCTGACGGGCCAAGTCGGATGCGTTGCGGAGATTAGCTTGCGGGAGCGGAGATGACGCGTCTTCAGCATCACGGCTTCGCCACAGGGTAGACCTTCATCCTCGCGGGCTCATTGGCTCACCGCGTACTGCCCCTCGAACTTCGGTAGCGTCCAGTTTCCGAGGGTCTGTAGTTTCATCCAGTGGGGAAGCGCCAGGCCAAAGGAGACAGGATACAGGCCGCGCTCCATGTCGCGCTTCACGGTGAAGGGGAATTGACCAGTGGCCGGGAGAACAGTGCCCGCGTTGTAGTGTGCGAGCGCTTGCGCCCCGGAGAGTGTAGATTTGTAAATGGCTGCATATTGCAAATTGCCGTTCAGTTGTGTTGACGAACTGCCGCCGTTGTTTAAGCGAGCAATGTCAATGTCTTCCCCACATCCGGCAGCACCCGAGGTAGCAGTGTTTGTATCTCCCAACACGCCATTGAGATAGAATTTCAAGGTGGTGGTCGACAAATTCCAAGTAGCGGCCAGGTAATACCATGTGTCGACCACACCGGGCGACAGGGTGCTTTTAGTGCAACTCATATACGCCCCACCGCCGGTGTTTTGTACGCACATTTGCCCGGCTGGATCACCAACCTTCGCAAGCGCATATAGACGGAATGCGTGCTTCGTGCCGCCCGTAGCGGTGCTGTTCAATACGATTCCAGCGGCAGTACCATCCCCTCCATTGCCGTGAACCAAGGCCCACACCTCCCACGTCCAATCGTTTTTATCGAGGCCCATTGGGCAGCCTCCCAACCCCTCGACGTAGCGAGCATACTGCGTACTCCCGTTGAAGTTCACGGATTTTTTATTCAGCACCCCAGTACTGGCTTGGTCAAGTGATGGTGATCCCGTGGTGGTGACGTCTTTTGCGGCGCAACCGCCGCCAGCTGTCGAGGCGAGCGTCGTGCCAGTTGTTTCTTGCATCTTGTACCATTGGCACGGAGCATCAGCAGCGACGACCGATTCATAATCGGCCCGCGCCAGCGATGGCAACAGCAACGCGAGCGCGAGAAGCAGTCGAATCATCATGTCCCGTCCCCTACGCAAATCCACTGACCGCTCGCTTGATCGCGGCACGTATCGTGGTGGAATTGGCTACTAAGGGTGCGGGTCGTTCCGCTGTTGATCGCGTCGGTGCCCGGAGTCGGAGCGCGACCGGTGACGCAATGCTTGGTCCCGCTATCCACTTTGAAAACGTCGATGATCTCACCGGAGCCAGTAGCAGCGGGCAACGTGTAGCCGGTGTAGTCGCTGCTCGAGCCGCTCGTGCAATCGTAGATCCGCTTGCCCGGAATTGGCGTCGCGCTCGCGCTCATCGGGGACACGCCCGTAACGCTGAGTGTGCCGCTATAGGTAAAGTTAATCATCGGCGTAGCCGTAGGCAGTGGCGTAACTTCTGGAAGTTGTTGATAACGTGCATCAGCCTCGGCTAACGTAATTCCCTGAATCGGCTGCGAATTAGTCGTACTTTGAAGCACAATGTCATCTACGTACGCCGTGAATGTTCCACCCGATCCTTGAGGGTTGATGCGCAGTTCGTCAATCAGCGTACCAACAGGAATGGCGAATTGAACGATCGGAACTGCCACTAGTTGGTACGAGGTGCTCGTTCGAACGAAGCCATAGGATCCATTCTGAATCGTTACAGCACTACCTTTTTGGATCCCGGCCAATCTAAGCGTGAGTACGAGTGAGCGTCCACTGTTCCATGTAACAGGTGCGATCCACACGTTGAGTTGCTGATAAGCAGCTGGGTCGATGGAGCTCGAACGGACCAACTTGGTAAAGTTATTCGCTGCAAGTGCTGTTCCCTTGATGTCCTTCGTACCCGTTCGTGGATTACCAGTGTCAGCGCAAGCCCATCCCGTTCCTGGAGTGCAAGTCCACTCTGCATCTTCTAGATAGATGTCTTCGTTGGCTGCTCCCACTGGAGTCGCCGTGTTCGCTGTCACATAGGAGTGCGTGAGCAAGAGTTGAGTGCTCGGATCAAGCGACGGCGCAGTAGGCGGCCCACCTGGTATGCCAGTGATCTTCGTCGCCTGCGGCGCGGTGTCTACGATAATGTCGTCGATCCGGTCATCGGACACGTCGGCGGCATCGAGGGTCACATCAACAGCCGCACTTGTGTACTGCACTCCTTGAATCGAGTATGTGCAAGCAGAAACATTGTACACATAGCCAGTTCCCGACCAGGCCACACCGCATCCTGCAATCAAGAATGAGCCATCCGCGCCAGGTTGACCCTGACCTCCTGGCGGGCCAGAAGGTCCAGAAGGTCCAGACGGACCAGAAGGCCCCACAGCACCAGCTGAGATGGTCGTTTGAATGTAGCTTTGCTGAGTGACGCCTTCGGTCGAAAGCGTGACGACGCTCGAAGAGTTGCCATTGAGAATCCGGCGTACCCACCACTTGAAAACGATACGGTCGTCAACCGCGAAAGGATGTGTACTCGCATCTGAGAAAGTGAACGTCTGGAGCGCGAAGCCCGTGTCGGTAAAGCCAGCACTTGCGCCTGTCCGAAGGAGCTGCTCTTTCGTCGTGACAGTAGAAGAAACCGTCTCCGCCGCAAGATCGTCGCTCAAAATGAGCGTGAGTGTTGTCGCCGCGACGGTCTGAACTGTGTAAGAGCCATTGTTGCTCACGGTTCCGGTCACGGTAACTCGGGAACCGTTCGTGAAGCCATCCACAGTGAAGTCACACGCTCCACAAGTGATCGTGTCGGCAACACCAGCGCCACTCTCATTGTACGTCAATGAAGTTGCTCCCTCGGTCGCCACGTCGCCAGTTGTCTGGTAGCGGAAAAGGTCGGTTTTGACCTGACCTGTGGGAGGGCCACTTGAAACGTGCGCGTAGACGTACCGATACGCCGTTCCTGCTGGCAATGCGGAGACGTTCGGCTCACCTGCCGCCGTGATGAAGCCTTGCGCGTAGACGTAGGCATTCAATGTGGGAACGGTGATTGCAATGTCGCTCTCGGAGTTGGCGGACGGAAGCGCCGAGGCGACCTTGTAGACGCTCACGTCCGACGTGACGCTGTTCTCGGGATAGTAGATCCGACCTGCATTTCCGCCGTCTACGCCAGTGTCACCAGTCGGACCAGTTGGTCCTGTCGTGTCTGCCCCAGTCGGTCCAGAAGGGCCACTTGGTCCAGTTGGTCCAGTCGTGGCCGTACCTGTTGGACCTGCTGGTCCGGTCGCTCCTGTGGAACCTGCACCACCCCCTGCACCAAAGAACCCATCACCGAAAGCATAAGAGCCAGCGAGCAGCGCAAGGAGTGGCGTAAGCAGTAAGCAACGACGTGCGTTCATCGCAAGTCCTCCCAAAAGCTCACGCGAACCGTCCCGCCTGTGGCGACACAGTAAATATCGAACTCCGCCGGCGGTGCGATTTGGCTAGAGCCAGAGATCGTAAAGCCCACCCCGGCCGCGAGTCGCAAGCCTGTCGTCGATGCAACTGCCGCGCTTCCACAGAAAATCGGATTCGTTCCGTCGTGGTTGACGATGGTCAACACCGCACGTGCGCCAGCATCTCCGACCTTGACTGCCGTGCCGACTGTGATGTCAGCCTGACCAGTTCGAAAACCCCTCGCGTAGAGAGGTCCAGCGAACCAGAGCAGCGCTAGCGCTATGTACAGAATGTTTCTTCGCATACTTCCTCCCTACGTCTAGTTGATGAACTCCAAAATGAATACTTTGGCAACGAGATTGTTCGCTTGGCTGCTTGCGCCAACAAGTCCAATTGTCAGCGCGTTGATAGCCAGGTCTGGAACAGCGATCAGCGCTAACGTGTTCGCGCCGGCACTTCCACTAGACGAGCTGCCGAAGCTGTCCAGCCAAATTGATGTAGCAGAGGCGCGTACACCGAGCGCAATGAACGACCATGAACCATCAGGGTCAAGGCCAAGCTGCCGATTGAAGCCTGCGGTACTTATGCGCACGTGCTTCGAGTCCCCATTGAGCGCTGCTGTGCCCATGACGGTCAGGCGGAACATCCGTCCGTTCACATCGAACGAGTTGGCAGGAAACGTCGCGGTGAAAAGTGTCGTGTTTGCACCGCCGGCCAGGTTGCCAACTGAGCCAACCTGCTTGCTGAACTCGCCGCCCAAGTTCGCGTAGCCTGTTCCAACGCCCATCTGGACCTGCGTCGTCGAGGGCAACGGTGCGCCACCGAACGTTGCGACGCCCACGAGCTGGAAGTTCGTGCCGTCGTAGATCAAAATTCCGATGATGTTAGCGACAAGATCGCCTGAAACGAGTGCGACAGAGACGTTCTTCTTGATTGCGATCGCACCAAGGCCGTTGAGATTCAACGTCGACGCGCCAGTGTTGGGGTTGACGAACTGAACGTAGTATGGAACACCTGCAATGTACGCCGTGATCGCCGGTGACAGCGCCGCAGTGTACGTATCCGTGCCCGCTGCAACAACGTAGTTTGGATTGTTCGTCGGATTGAGCACTCCTTGAGGCAGTGCGTCAACCATGATGCCGAACTGAACCTCCGAAAGTCCCGCGTCGAGAACAGAAGCTCCATCCATTACCACCGTGACGTTCGTGTTGACGCCGTCGAACAGTGCAATGGTGATGTAGCCTTCGACTGTTCCTGCCGTGACAGTCGCTTTGATCCGCCGACCAACGATGCACGGACCAGGAGGAGTCACCTGGTCTCCCGCAAACCTGAAATGCGTCGTGTCTACAAACGTCAGCGTCCCGTAAAGACCCTTCCAGCGCTCCCAGCTCTTGTTGATGGACTCTGCACGAGCAACACTCTTAATCACCCGAAACTGATCGTCAAGGTTCGTTCCGATGATGTCCGAGCCAAGCGGGATGTTCGTGTCAACCCCTGGATAGCCAGGCGTCCACAGCGTTATGTTTGAGTCCGGCAAAGGCATTACTGTCTCCTCTGAGGCATGTAGGCCGAAAGCTGCTGTTGAAGCTGCTGGCGCTTCTGCGGCGACAAGTTTTGTGCGACGTTGTTCCAGCGTTTGATGATTATGGGGAGAAGCTCCCGCCGCTCCTCAGGCGAAGCGTACTCCATGCCTTTGAGCATAACCTCGAGCGACGCATGTTCCGTCGCAAGCTGAATCGACGACATGCTCGCGTGCTTCGTAGCTTCGGTGATATCATGCTGACTAAGCTGCTTATCCTTCGCCGCTTCGCGTTGCAGCTGTGCGCGCTCTTGGACAGTTTTCGCGCGGCGCATGGCGTTCGTAAGATCGTACTTTTGGCTGGCCGCCTCAGCTTTCTCAACCGAACGCCCTGCTGTTGTTCGCTTTTGTTCAAAAAGGAAGTTTGTCAACTTCGAGCGCGTCATGTACGCCGGTGCCTGCGCTGCACCAAAGAGGCTGCCAAGAAGGTTGCGTGCTGTGTGCACTGGCCGCGTAGGCTGCACGACTGCACCAACGATGTCTTTTGCTGTGTCTAACTTTGTCCGGTTTGCACGAAAAGGAATTTCCCCCACACTCCGTGCGCTCTTCGCCATCGTCTGCAACGAGATTGGAGTGTTTGCTTTTAGTTCGTACATCGCACGCTCATTAAGATTCTTGGCACGTCCCTTGACGTCTAACCAATTCGCTGGTGTCGCGATTTCCGTTCCTGTCCAGTCTCTATTGAATGCCTGATAGTAAGCGTCCTGCCACGTTGCCGCAAGCTTGCTTGACATGTAGTCAAGGACACCCGGCACTCCATGTGTCAACGCGCGGGTCAAGTGCGCGAATTCCTTCGTGTAACCTGGAGCAATCGCACGCTCAGGCTCTCCGTTTGCCAACGTACGCCCAGTCTTGTAGGTCACGAAATTCTTGATCGTCTGCAGCATCGCTTGCGGAACATCACTCGGGCTCTCTGGACGCACAACCTCCGGAAATGTTCCTGTCAACGCAAACTGCATGAGCGAATTGAATGTTGCGTCTACCAAACCTGTCCCAAGCCAGAAAGCAGTTTTGCTTCCGATCTTGAATCCACGACCAGAGAGTAGGTCTTTCGCTGTTGTGCCAAGTTCGCCACCTGCCCCAAAGTACTGCCGCGCGGAACCAAGAAACCAGCCAGGCGCTTGGAACGTCACAAACAACGCATCCTTCGCCCACTTTGGCAGGTGGTAGTTTTGATAGTTGACCGCGCCGAAGATGTTGTCACCTTCGTCGACGACAGAGCTCATCTTCTCTAGGATCGTGTCAAGTTTCGCGCCAGGCGGCAACTTCTCCAAAACGCGCTGTGCACGGATGATGTCCGCTCCGATCTTAATGTTCGGAATAAGCGTTTCGAACATCGGTCGCGAGATAGCCTGGAGCATCGCTGGGAACGCGTTCAACGTAGCTTTGCCATAGTCGTGCTGTGCCAAGGCGCGGTCCCACGCACGAATGAAATGCTGCGCGTACTGCTCATCATGACCCGTCCGCACGTTGCTTTGAATCAAGTACTGCAACGTTTGGTCGATCGGATTCCCTGTGTCCCAGTTCTTGAAAAACTCTTCTCGTGCACGCTTGCCGATGTTGTAAGGAACGAGCGTCTTTGGCAGCTCTTTGAACCCGCGCAACGTATGATCATTCACAAGCATCTGAACTGCGTCACCAACAGCTGTCTGTACTGATCCCAAGGTGATATCGACGGCATGGAAGTAGCTCACCCCTAAACGACTCATTGTCTGAAGCATCGTCGTGTCGCGTGCCAGGTCGTAAAGTTTATTTCCTCGCAAGCCGGGCTGCAACTCGTTGTTGATGATCCGCGCGATGTCTGATGGTGCGTACCAAGCTGCGGGGCCGAGTACATTGTAGTTCTTTGCCTGACGTGTAGTCAGTGCTGGAAGAAACTTCACCGCATCATAGCCATCCGGTTTACGCTCGGCAAGACGTGAAAGCTTCATTTCAGGTTTCAGCAGCTCAAAGAGCTTATTCAGCATAAGCCCTTTTTCCATCTGGTACAAACGACTCTGAACAAGCCGCGCCGGCGAGTAGCTGTGCGGCTCGAGTTCACTCAACAAGCCTTCCGCGAAGAAATCGTAGTGAGCCTTTTTTGAGCCCGCCACACCATTCGGACCGTAAAATCTATTGAAAGTCCGCTGCGCGTTGTTGGGGTCTTTGAAGGTTTTGAAGAAAGGCCCAAGGCGTTCGTCTGACATACCAGTCAGGTATGCACTCGCTTGTGGGTGACCTCCCATCATGTTGAGGAAAAACTGTTGCCGCTCTGGTGGCATCATTCCGTTGAGTGCGCGCGTGATCCGTGCGAACGACGCGCTCCGTGCGGTAGCGATGTCGGCAAACAAGCTTGCCCGCTTGGTGTCCTTGAAAAGCGATGCGACAAGGTTGGACTTGACGTCAAGCCCCCAACCGTGCCTCGCGTACTCTGCCTCTTTGCGTGCAAGCAAGCCACGAAACGTTGCAGCAAGCTGGTCCAACTCCTTCGCGTGTGGTCCAACTTGAGGCGTTCCATTGTGCATCCGCTGATAGCTGTGGACAAGTTCTGCGTTTGAGAAGCGATCGTAGAACGTGTCGACTTCTGTCAACAGATGCTCGAGCTTCGAGTGGTACGCATTGGTTTCACCAAGGGCGCGGCGAAGGATACGCGAACCAAGCTGGCCTTCCTTGCTAATTGTCCCCGGTGCGATGCCGCGGCGAACTTCTTGGCTAATGATTCGCGCCGCGTTGACCGCGCGAGTCGCGAGCGCCTTGGCAAGGTCAGGTACGAGGGTCGGCACAAATGCGCCCTTCTCACTTGTTAGCGCTTTGAAGACATAAGGCGTTTTGTGCAACTGTCCATTGGTCAAGCGCACTTCGGCAATGAGTTCACCGGAAGTTCCAATGGAAAGGTCTTCAACAAGCCCTTCTCCTTTGGCCGTCGAAACGCGATCACCAATGTTGGGCTCGACAGCGTTGGTCAAGCCGTGGGCTGTTTTCACTGCGTCGCTGGCAACTCTGTTTGCCTCAGGCAGCATCGCGCGCACTTCCGCGGACGGCCTCACCAAAGGTGGCGCGACAGCTGGCTTCGTTCCAGCAATCGTTGCCGCAGCTTTGGCGATTTGCGCAAAGGCTGGATTGCTCTTAACCGCCTCGTGCGCTTCGCGGTAGATCAGCTCTTCGGCTGGAGCTAACCCATACGGAATCTGCCCTGTCGCGATGTTGTAGACAAAGTCCGCCTGTGCAACTTTGGGGTCGCGGCGCTTCTCGAACTCCCACGCACGCGCGAGCTCTGGAATCGCGGGTGGGACGGGCGCGGCAACCTTCGTTCGCGGTTTTGCAGGCTTTTTGCCAGGTGCAAAAGGTTCAGCGGCTGGCGCGGCAGCTACAGGTTTTGCTTCCAGCGCAGCCGGCTTGATTGGAGTCGGAACCTTCGGCTCTGGCCCGAGTGCTTTGAGTTGCGCAGCGACGGCTTTAGCTTCGTCAAGTTTGCCGCCACGCGCAAGCTCGTTGAATCGCTGACGGAGCTCTGCATGCGAAGTCGCAACAGGCGCTAGGCCAGGATCGCTCGGAAGCTCAGGAACAGGAACCGCCTTCGGCGCAACCGCTCGACGCCGGGCGACCGGCTTCGCAGGCGCGACCTTCGCCGCCTCCGGCACAAATTGCTCACCTTGCGCGGCCAGCACGTCCTCTGACGTTCCAACGAAGTCCGTCGCTTCCTTCCGTGAAAGGAACTTTCCACTAGCGTCAACGTAGCCATGCGTGTCTGCTTCTGGTAGCTTGCCCTTTGCAACCGCCTCCTGCACCGCAGGCATTTTCTCGAGAACGTCATTGTGCACTTGGCCGACTTCGCCGGCTATGACTTTGCCACCAACTTTGATTGCCGGCCGCAAGCCGACTTGCTCCGCCTCCGTTGCGTGCAAAGCCTCTGCCCGCGATGGCTTCTGCGCGTTGACTTCAGCTGAAAGCTGCTCCGCGTACGCTCTGTCACTCGGCACATCAGAGCGCTCAACCTGCGCCCTGAAACCCACCTCGAGCTCGGCTTCTTGCGCTGCTTGAGACTTGAATCTTGTCGCGCCTAGGCGTGCTGGCGGCGTCTCGCCCTCAAGCAAGCGATTGATGAGTGCTTGCGTTTCGTCGAGCTTCGCTCCGACCTTCCCCCCTGCCGCACGTGCCTCAGGCACCGTTGGACCAATTTCATCCAACGACAGCGTGTGCGCTGCTTCTGTTGTCGTGATGCCGTCGTCGCCAGCTACAACCGCGCGCCCACCAGCTTCGTCTCGAATAACCTTGCCGCGCCGGCCAGACTGTGTTCGTACCTTCGTCGGTGGTGCTTCGTCAAACATCGACCGCGACAGGTCAACCCAATCTTCAAGCTCAATCGTCGGTGCAGAGACGGCAGGTTTCTTGCCTTTCGCCTTTGCAGCAATCGGCACCGGAAGCGTTGTCGCTGGCAAGTCCAGTGCCGACGCACCGATTTCAGCCGGCGTCCGTACTGGCATCACTGGCGGTGGCGAGGCTTTTTTTGGTGGCGTGATTTCTGAAAGCGCGGACTCAAGGCCACCTGCCACCTCTGCCGTGCCTCGCGCGCGATAGGCTGTTGCTGCGCGTCCGAGTCCTTTCGCAACGCCCAGTGGTGACAACGGCGTCGCAAGCTGAACTCCAGTCGCCAGCAACGGCGAACCGGTCACGTTCATGGCTCCTTGGCCCGCTGCGGCCGGCAAGGTGTTCACCATGCTCATGCCACCTTCGAAAATCTTGCGTGCGGGACTTCCTTCAGGCAGAAGCTCTTGCGGCTGCGCGAGCTCTTCAGGCGTTGAAATGTGTGTGATGCCCTTGACACCAGAAATGAGCTCTTTTGCACCTCCAACCAATGCCTGCTTCCCTGCCTCGTATGCTGTCGGTGACTTGAGTTCGCTTGTGACGAGCGGCTTTCCTGTCTTCAGGCGTAACTGTGACGGCGAGTAGTGCTCAAGATACTGCTTCTGAAGACTGTCGATCTCCGACTGAATCGCGTCGGCGGTCGCGTCTTCTGGAGCGTCGAAACTTATCGTTTCGCCACCAGGAGCTGAGAACGCGATCTTCATTCGCTAGGCATCCCCGCTTGTTGCACCGTGCCACGGGTGATTTGGATGTTTCCAAAACCTTCGCCGGACTTGAACATACCCGGCGTGATTTCGCCTTTTGCTTTTCGAATCTCCTGAAGCTTGTCGCGGCCAGCTTGAGAAGAAGACCAATCCTCGAATGGTATCTTTACCTCACCTGGCGCGAGGTCGAGCACGTACTGATGGTACGCGCGTCGCATGAGGTCCATGTCATCTGGCCCAGGCTTCACGTTCGCCATGACGGGCTTGCCTTCAGGTGTGAGTGACGGTGTCCAGTTGCCAGTTACCGGATCGCGTTCGATCTGCTCACCCTTCGCGTTCACACGCACCTGCGCCGGCTTGTTGCTCATGAGATCCGCGCGCAAGTCTCGCCCTGCCGCGAGGTCCTCTGAGTGCATCTCCGCAATACGCATTTGCTGCTCACGCTGAAGCTTCTTTTCTTCGATCTGTGCCTGCTCGTACCACCGCCGCTGCTCCGCTGCGTCCGTTGCTGTCTGCGCACGCTCAAGTGCTGCGTCTCTCCGCTGCTCGATTGCCGTGAGTGTGTCTTCATGCCGCCACTGCGCGGCTTGCCCACGCTGCGAAGTTGCCTCCTCCCTCGTTTGGCGCAGTTCGTCAAGATGTGCGCGGCGGTAGTTAGCCAGCTCTCTTGCCTTGAGTATATTCGCCTGCAACTGCATCCGCTTCATCGCGTCTGTCTGTTGAAGCTTGACTGCATTTTGGTACGTGTCCTCGCCAGCCGCCATGCCTGCACCAATCGCCGGCATCGCCGCGCCATAGTTGCCTTTGTTGCCGGCCAAGATACCAAGCCCTGTTGCGAGCATAGCTTGGCTGTTCGTGTTCCGCGCGTTCACCTGCTGCTCGTACACATCCATAAGCGCAGGTGCGATGGTCTGGCCTGCCATCTCTGTAAGGCCAGCACCGAGACCCAAGATTTCTTGTAGCGACGGCATTCGTCACTCCATCAGTAAGTGGCGTCAGTGAAGAACATGCTCGGATCAAAACCCTGGCCGGCATTCGGGTCTGCAAGCACACCGTAGCCTGGATCGTTGTAGGCGCCAAGGCCAAGATCAAAGCCTGGCCCGGCGCTGCCTCCCCCAAAGTCGAGCGATCCCCCAAAATTCATCGAGTTCGGATCTATCATCGGTGTCGGTGCGCCGCCACCAGGCTGCCCTGGCCCTGGCTTCTGTCCAAGTCCAAGCAAGTTCGTCAACCCGCCGATGCCCTTCAAGACTGCTGGAAACGCCTGCATCGAAGCCGCCGCGTAGGGGAGCGCCTGGTTCGGCCGGCGCGGCGACCCCAGACCCAAGATGTTCGGATTCATCAGGTCGCGCATCGACACCTGAATCGGCTTTTTCGGGTTGATAAGTGACTGCACAACCATGTTTTGCAGCACGCTTGGTTGCGAAGGCCCGCCACCGCCAGAATCAAAGCCACCTGTCGCCGCCGCGGTAATCAGCGGCGTCAATGAGCTGAGCATCTGATACGTTGCTAGGATGTCTTGGATGGTAGAATTGCTTCCACCACCTTCCTCATTTGCCATGAGTCACCTCAAACGCCGAAGGGAAAGTGTGGTCGGTTCCGGAACTTGTCGATCGTCGGGCGCCGCGCTCTCCAGAGCAGACTGCCAGGGCCTGTCTCCTCTGCTGTACCTGCTGTGGGCGGACCTAGACCAACCGAATTGCCGTACTGATTATTTGGGCCGAAGCCCGGCGGTGGCATCACGTTTGGCTGGCCACTGTGTCGGCCTGGCGGTGTTCCAGCCACTGGCGGCAATCGCTGTGGATCGGATGGCGTGCCAGGCGGCGGCATCGCGACTGGCGGCAACACTCTGTCACCGATCCCTTGTGGCACTCCTGCACCTGAACCAGGCCCCGTCCATCCACCTGCAGGGAACCCTGTAAACGGCTGCTGGTGTGCTTTCTTCGACTGTGTTGCACGATCTGTCTTGCCCTGGTTGTACAACGTGTTCCCTTGGTTGTACATCGAGCCGATCCAGTCGTAGATTGATTGCTCGTTCCGGCCTGCGAAGGGATCAGGCGACATGTTGCCGTACGCACCTAGCATCGGGTTCGACATCCACCCAGGCGCACCACCACCAGCCCCATTTGGATCACCAGGACTTAGGAATCCAGTTCCCGGCGCACCTTGGTTTCCAGCTCCCATAGGGTCATTGTAGAACCCCATCGCATCGTACACCGAACCTGTCGCGCCCGAAGGTGGATTTGCGAATGTGCTTCCGCGTCCACCACCCATGTAAGACTGATTTCCGCTCATGCTTGTTTCTCCTTAGAAGCCATAGCCCGTGCCGAAGCCAGGTGCTGCACCTGGACGGACACCAGGGAACGCACTGCCGCCACCATACCCATAACTGCCATTCGCATTGATCAATCCAAGCCCGACCAAGTCCGCAAATGGACTCGAATAGTTTGGATTCGGAGACGTCGTTGTGGTCGAACCACCTGCTGTCCCAAGCATAGGGTTGAGTGCGCCTTCCATAACACCCAACGACTTGTAGGGCCAGTCCGCACGATTGTATGCATTCTGATATGCGGTGTTGAGCATGCTCTGCGTTTGGCTCTGTTGCTGACCACCAACATTCATCATCTGTTGCGGTCCAATGTACCGCTGCTCGAGGATGCCCGGTGTGAGCGTCTGCTGTCCATACTGGCGCTGTCGCTCCGTCTGGTAATTGCCACCAAAGACCGCGTTCGCGAGCGAAGCAAGATTTTCACCCAGGCCAAACTGCTCCTGCTCTTGCTCTTGATCCATAGCAGAGCCACCAAACGCTCCCGCACGCGCGAAGTTCGCTGCCGTCGTTGGCGCGGTGGCGTACTTGTACTCATCCGTCATCGCTCGCGCGCCTTGCTTGTACGTCTCCGCGAGGTATGGATTCGTTTCCGGGTAAAGATACGCACCGCCCATCGTGGCCATCGCGAGCCGGTCGGCCATGTTCACCATCGGCCCGCTGCCCTGCGCGTAACCAAGCGTTGCTGCTTGCCCTGCGCGCTGCGGGTACGGATAGCTGCGCGTTGAAAGCTGCTGCGCACGCTCGAGCAGTCCTGTTGCATAAGGCTTGAGCCAGTCTGGAAGATCTGTAATCGCTGTCGTTGTCAGATTTTCCGGCCCGAACAACTGCTCTGGGTCGATGTTGACCATCTGATTCGGGTCAGCAGGCAGACCGTTAGCCATTTTTCTCCCCTAGCTTGCACTCAAAGATGTGCTCACGAAGCTTAAACCCTCGCGCCCACAAGCGGCGCTGCCAGGCTTTTCTTGGACTTTGAAACACCAAGCTTTTGAATCCATCCTGTTTCGCGTTGGCAAGAACAAGATCCATGAGTGCGTCAAGCTTGCCGATGGTACGGATGTACAAAGCCCAGATGAAAAGAACTGGTGTTCCGTCAAACGGGTGCACGCGCTTCAAGACGACCGCGAAACCTACATAAAGGTCATCTTCGAAACCAAGAAGCAAGCTTGCCTCGCCGCTTCGAAGCGCAACGTAAACGTCCTCTGGAATCCAATCTGGATCTGTTCGATCAACAACTTTCTCGAGCCCATGCCGGACAATCGACCACCAACGCCGCACGTTGGCAGGTTCGACATCGCGGAGCACAAACACTGGCGCAGCGTTCGGTGCAACGTTGTTCATGCGTTTGGAAACCATTTGCTCAACTTTGGAATGTAGTCAAAAACCACGACTGTTCCAACTACCGGCGCGATTGCCGCGGCGATGTTGTCAGCAGTTGTTGTTGACCACGCTCCACCTACCACGAAACGAATAAAGCCAGAAAACCCGACAGGCGCAACAATTGTGTCGATTGCCGCGACTCCTGTAACATAGTGTATCGCGTTCGACGGCTTCATAACCGCTGCGCTTGCCAAGTCCGGTCCAACATCTTGAATCTGCGTGTTGAGCTGATTCGCAACCAACGCCAAGTACTGCCGCAGCGCTTTGATGAAATCCCGTGCGTTGTCTTCGCGCCACGGCAACAAGTTTGGATCTGGCAAGCGTCGAAACACTAACGTCTCCCTGCCGGAATCACGTCAGGCTCTATTCCAATAATCTCATAGTCGCCGTCTGCTTCATACAAGTACCGATGAAACCGCGCGCGCCGGCGCAAGTTGAACCAGTTTTGCGCGGCAAGCGGTTTCGTCGCTCCTTGCACCACGTCGTCCCCGAGGTTGGTTTTGTAGAACTCCGTCAACAATGGTGGCGTCGAAGGAACTTGCGAGAACTTTGGCTTCAGCCGCCGAATGTACGTGAACATCGACTCATCACCCAAGTCACCCGTAAGGAAGCTAGTGTGTCCAGGAGTTCCCTGAATGATGTACAACCGATGGTCCAACAAAAAGACCGCCTGCACAAAGTCAGCAGAGCCAGTGAACAAAATATCCTCGTACGAAAGCGGAATGTCCTGGCCGTACGTTGCGAAGTACGAGCCAAACTGATCGTAAGTTATGCCGCTTTGTGCCGGCATCTCAGGAAGCATTACGTACTCAATCGGACGCTTCTTGAGCGTCCACTTATTCGATGGCACGTGCCATTTGATCTCTTGATCCAACAGCCCTGCTGGCTGTGCTGCCTTTGAAGGATAATGCCACGTCACGACGTCGAACTTCCTGTCCCACCTCCCGATGATTCTAAACGCATTTTCGATGTCAAGACTGTCCTCAAAGAAGAACTCTCGCACACTCGACGGCATGTTCAATGGACGAGGCGTGCCGCCATCGAACACCCAGAAGTCCGCAAAGCCAGGAAAAACATGCCTGTCTCCAAGCGAAACAACTGCCTCTTGGCCAGGTGTTCCTGCTTGCGCACTCACAAGCTGAAATCCCCAAATGATTGGCGGTCCAAAGTACTGCCCAATATACATCGAGCCGCCTTTGTATGCAACGACTGTTGCCCCAAGCTTCTTGCCGGCGGTAATCTCACCTTCTGTTTCCGTCAAGATTCCATTAGCTGCTTGTGTTGCGACATCCGCTGCCCAAATTGTATCCGCACCTAACCCTGAGCACCACCATTGATTCGTTGCGTTTTCGGTGTTGAACAAAAACACAAAGTTGTTCGCTGTTTCCACGATCCGTGCGCGCGGCGGACTGCCAGCAAGATCACCAAACACTCCACTCGGTCCACTCGCCATCTGCACCGGATCTGCAAAGTCTGTCGCGATGAGGTGATTGCCGAACAGCGCAAACCGCCAACGAAAAGGAGCGTTGTACCCCGTACCGATCGGGGTGAACAGCCCAGCAACTCCCTTGAAAAGCGCTGTCGCCGTGGCCGCGTAAATGTTCTGCGTTCCGTCCAGAAAGCGGACTGACGCACTTCCTACAACAGCTGGCATCTGCTACCTTGTTGCTATCAATATGACTAATTGGTGAAGATATCTACAAGGTCGTAGTAGTCTTTCCGTGTCGTCCCGATGTTTACTCCATACCATCCCGCGTTGACTCCTGTGTGGTATGGGGATGATCCATCTGTATACGTCACGACAGCTTGAAGTGTCGACCAGTCGTAGGTCGCCGGATCGGCGATGGGGCCGTCGACCGATCCGATGAGCAGGATCGAACCAGAAATCGGGTCTGTCTGCCAATTGAGTTGCGCCGCGTAGACGTAAGGCTGATTCATCCCAGTTGGCCAGAAGCCAGTCACGAGACCCGTCGTGTCGGTAAGTGCCGTCGAGAGCGATTCTTTTGACAATACGAACTGCGTCGACGATGCGCTGGGAAAGAAAGTCAGGACGTAGGCGCTGTTTCCGAACGAGACACTCGTCTGCATCTGAGCGTAGAGCCCCCATGTAGTGATCGGAGTAACGTCGCTCGATGCCGTGTCGATCCGTTTGTGAAGAACCCTGAGCCTACCACACGTGGCATTCACTCCAGCAGATAAGTACGTTGCATATGTCTGGCCATTCCCATTGACCCACACAAGAGAGTGCGCCCCCTGAATCGGGATCAGAGAATCCCATTGCATCGTGGTCCCGCCACCTGTCGTAATCCCTGACCAATCAGCGAAACCTCCGAAGCTCCTCGCAGCGAATGTGCCTACGAGCGCAAGCATCGCGCAGAATACAAGCGTTCGGGAGGGACTATGCGTTTTCAAAGTCATCATGTTTGAGCAGATTCGGCGTTGGGCAAAGTTCCGTTTCAAAGTCATCATGAATCACCAGCACCGCGAGCGGGTTACATGGTTGCGTGCAGCAGCATGGACCGCCGCCGCGTATCAGCGCGGTTGTCGATCGCGGGCAAAGCAGCCATGTCGCAACAACTATCCAAATAATCTTCCTCATGTTGGAGTCGCCGTTGGTGTATTCGTTGCTGTCGCTGTCGCTGTCGCTGTCGCTGTCGCTGTCGGTGTATTTGTTGATGTCGGTGTGACCGTTGGAGTCGCCGTCGAGCAGGTACAGCCAAGACAACAATTCCAATCTGCACCTTCTGCAAAAGCAAAAGTACCATCTGCTGATGGCGTGTCAGCCGCGCAAGGGCTCAAAGGGCTACAATCATCACAGTAGACGATACTTCCAGCGATGGGTGTAGGCAACGCTGTGAAAGCGTAGTGAGGAATAGAGAAGGGAACTAGTGTTGGCACAGGTGTAGGAATGTTCGCGAATGCGAGATTGGCGGAACCATCTGTAACCACAACCTGTCCATTTGTGCCGTCCCCTGTCGGCAACTTGAATGTCACAGATGTTGGCACCGTTGCAGGGCCGATCAAACCGATATAGTTCGTTCCTCCTCCCGTAGCGCGGAATCGAATCGCAGGAATGAAAGTCTTGATTCCCGAGAGAATCGTCTGGTCATGCGTGTCATCAAGCAAGATGAACGCCACGGCAATCGTAGCTACAACTAGAATCGAGATGATCGCGTTTCGGAGTGCTGTTTTCATGGTATGTAAATTAGCTCCGGGTAGCCATAGGTTGCCGTGTCAACATAGAACTGATGGCTGTTGTCCCAGGGCAACACGTCCGCGAAAGGGACTTGATCGTAGTTGGCCATGCCGTTGTTGATGTAGAAGATCCATCCATCATTCAGCAAGATGCCTCCAACTGCGGGTCCAGAGGCAGCATTGACCGTAACATAGTCCGAAAAGAGAACCTCATAGATATCCGTCGGAGTCGCGCGGTCATAGAGCAAAAACACCCCGCCAATCGGTGCGTAAATCGCCACATCGCCTGGCTCTGGGCGGAAACCTTTCGTCGTCCCAATGAGTCCATCGCAGTCTAGCCAGCCCCCGGGCGTCTCCGGATCCAAGTCCGGCGCGAACCCAATGAACGTGACCATC